AACACATCTTGTGACTGACCATAACTAAAGATAGTCTTACTGGACATAACTTCTATAAGTATCTCTCCAGTAGCTACAGAAACCATTCTAAGACTCACAGTGATCGTATCTTCTCTGTACTGTACACTTGACCCTATTCCTAGATATCTAGCACCTGCACCACCTGTAATTAGATTACTATCATACGATACAACAGCACCTTCTAGCAACACACCTGCAAACAGCAAAGGTAGTAGAGCAGTTTCTTCTTCCATTTGTTCTCTTGTTGATCTAATTATTTGTCTTTCTTTAGTTAAGTTATCTAGACCAACTCTTTCTACTACACGAAAAAACTTACCATTAGAAGTATGTTTTAATGCTCGTATTAATAAATTGCTTGGTGCTTGTGTGACTGCAGTAGAAAATAATGCAAATTCACTATTTGATTTTCTTTGTCCTGTTTGATCTGTAAACGAAGTAGGATATACAGCAACTACTGGCATATTTAGTGGTCGCTTAACTTCTTGTAATTCTTTTGAGTGTAAAGAGTAGATACTTGCTTTATCTACTTTTTTGCTTTCAAATATATATTGTTCTGTGTCTTGTAAAACACTAGTTATAGAACAACTAGAAAGTAAAAGAACCAATAGGTAGCGTGATTTCTGTAATATTTCCATCGGCATCAGTTATTTTAAGAGTAATATAAACTCCATCACTGGTATATTCAATGATATTACCTTCTAATTCAATAGTTCCTGAATCACTAGGTGTTTCACCAAATAAATTATCTACTAATTGCCTACTCAGTTGAGCATAGATTCTTGATTCTAGGTTTCGTATGAACCTAGCAAGTGTAGTATTTTCAGCTTCTCTTTTTAATTCTTCTTTGTATGCTTTTATCTCCGCTTTTATTGCTTCTTTACGATTAAACTCTTGATTTTCTATAGTTAGATAATGACTAGATGTACCTATGCCATTAAAAGAAGGAGATTTAAACTTATGGACTATTTGATCTGCTTTAGCATTTTGTATAAATATTCCTAAAATTAAAATAATACCTATAACAGATACCCATTTAATTATAGTATCTTTTTCTTTAGCTTCTTTTCTTCTTTGAAGTTCAGCTTTACTAGGTCTACCTCTTTTTTTCTTAATCTTTTCTTTGGTCATCTCTATCTGCCTTTGCTATTTTACTACTATCTATAAGTTGTGGAACTCCTAGAATAGTTTTAATTAAGGTGTCTTGTCTAATGATTTCATTATCTAAACTACGAACCCTATCAATTAATGCTACTAAAATACCATGTTGTGAGTCAAGTTTTGTACCTAACCTTTCTTCCATAGCAGATATTGATAAATTAACTTTTTCATCAACAGTATCAAGTTTGGTTTCCATACCATCAATAATTCGCATGATAAGTTTCCAAACAAAGTAGCCAAGTCCTAATGCGGCGGCAATAGGAAATCCTACTTCAGTAATTAGTGATACTGCTGAATCCAAAATTTAACTCCAAATAGCACCTGCTACATCTTGTACTAATTGATCTTCACCAGTCACATCAGTAGCATCGCCACCATCTTCAACAAATTTAGATAGATGTTTAACAGTAGTACTTACACTACCATCAAGTCCTGCATCAGCACCTGTGCCTGTAAGAGTATTGTTATAAACTACCATTATAGTTTCATGTTTTGCGTTTGCAGTATCATCAGCACTAGAATCAGCAGGTGGATAAACTTCCAATCGCTGAACAGTGGTTGTATTTGAAATAGCCATATTTTTCTCCTATAAAGTTGCTATTATAAATGCTAAGAGTTCATTATACCTAACTCCTAACCTAGTTTGCTCTACTCCGTCATCATCAGTCCAAGTATCAGATATAAACATACCATAGTCACCTGCATCTAATCCTTCCGCAGTAAAAGCATCTTGTAAATCTTGTGCAATAATTCCAAAGTGATATCTAGCATCATCACCTTTTTCTTCTACTGCATGATTCCACTTATATCTTCTTATTAAACCTTTACATGCTGTAGCTACTCTTTGTTCTGCATCTGATAGTGTTTGTATATCTTGTTTTTCGTTTCTATCAGAAGTATTAATACTACCATCAACTGCATATAGTTCTTTATATCTATTAGATGAAAAACCAAGTCTTAACATGTTATCTGCTGTAGCTCCTTGGTCTTGTGAAGGGCTTATATAGTGACTACCAAAAGCAGTCATTACTTTAAATCCTACTGCTGAAGTGCCTGAGCCTGCCTCCATAAAGAGGTTATAACTTGACTCTGATCTAGAGCCTATAGCTCCCTCAAACTCAGTAGAGCTAGTTTTAAAGTGTAATAATTCACCATGTGAACCTTGTATAGTAGTCTCTCCGTCACCTACTTCAAATATACCATTTTCACCAAAAGCAACAAGTTGTGCTGTGACATCATCATTGGTAGATATACCTCCAAATTTTACGGTACTACCGCTCCCTGTGACTATGTCAGAGGTCATTCCAGAGCCAAAGTCCATGTGTATTGCTGACGAAGGTTCAAGGTTTATGTCTCCTGCAAAGGTAGCATTTTGTGATGAGTCTAATGTAAGTGTTTCTGTTAATGTTCCACTATTTTGGGTGTAAAACATTATCTGACCATCTGTATATCCTGTACTTCTACCTTCAATCTTGCCAAAGGTTCTTAAGGTTGTGTTATTTCCATAGGCTCTAAAATGTATTTCAGAGGAAGTCATAGCACCTGATGAAGAAGCTGTACGATCTAGAATCAGTCTACCGCCCGGATATGCAGATGTTCTTGAAGCTATATCTCCACCTGCTGTAATAGTTCCTATATTTGTAAGGTTTCTACCATTTGATATAATTTGCGTAGAACCCATTTTAATATTGCCATCAGCATCAATCTCTAATTTTGGTGTAGTTGTGTCTCCATCAGTATAAAGCTGTATTTTTCCTGAAACATCGCCCGGATTCCCATATCCTGCTTGTATCTTAATCGTTTGATCATTAGTATCTGCTCCTGTTCTCAATACTAAATCTTCAGATTGTCCTTGACCACCTTCTTCACCTAAAAAGTGATTTCCTTGTGCAAAAGTCAGACCACCTGCAACATGTATACCCCCTGTATTTGTAGTAATGCCACCTCTAGTATTAATAGTGCCATTAGAGTTAATAACTAAATTATTATAAAAAACTCCGTCACTATGTTTTTGGGTAAAATGTAAAGCATTAGCACTAGAGTTTGTTCCTGATCTAAGCAACTTAATATCTGCCATACAACGAGAACTACTGGCAAATGGGTTTAAATTAAAACTTAAGGCTACATAATTACTTGCAGTTCCGTTATTGTTTGGGTTATTAAGAGTCAAGGCTCTATTACTATCACCAATATCAGCACCTGTACCTGCACCACTTGTTGTAGTGTTAGAAGTGCTATGATTGATTGTTAATATTCCTCTTGAATCTGTGCTATTTCCTATCTCACCACCAACTATATTTGTTAAATTACGAGAGGAGTCTATTACAGTAGTCGTGCCAATTTTAAGACTGCCTACTCTTGCCACTCCTGTAGCATGAAATTGCTCTGCGGGAGATGCAGTCCCCACACCAACTCTACCCGCATAAGTACCAGTAAGACCAACATACATATAAGTATTAGCACCTGCATTTGATTGAAAATAAAATCCTCTATTTGAACTAGTCCCAATAGCTCTGTAAGCACCATTAGCTGAATCTTGGAAAAAACCTGCTAAAACATTTGTTCCTGCTTGAAAATGACTACCTAAAGATAAAGTTCCACTACTTGTTATAGCACCACTAGAGATAGTTCCTATATTGCTTAAATTTCTTGACGAATCCAAAACAAGAGTTCCATTTTGGCGTAATCCAATACTATTAGCTAAATTAAGATCACCATTGCCATCACCACTGAATACATTTAGATAACCTGAACTTACGCCCATAGTCCAACTACGAGTACCTGATTCGTCAAATCCTAAACGACCGCCACCAACTGTAGCTCCTGCAACACCTGTTGCATTTATGTTTCCTGAAGTATAAAAGTATGAAGATGAGATAGTTCCTATATTAGTTAAATTACGAGATGAGTCTATTACAGTGATGTCATTCATTTGTAAGTCACCACCACTTGTCATTGCAAAGGTATTAGCAGTGCCACCATTGGTTCTAAAAGTTATATTCCTACTTGTAGCAGAACAAATATATAAACTATCTGAACCATCATTTCTTGCAAAAATTCTATTATGACCATTAGTAGTGCCACTAAAAGATAACATTCCATAACCGCTACCATAAGTTCCATCTTGTTGTAGTGTCATGCCACCATTAAGATTTAAAATCTTTCTTGATGAATCTATTACTGTTGTTCCATTTATAGAAACTGTATTACTTCTTGCTGTTCCTGAAAGGTAGAGGTCTTTGAATCTGTTATCACTAGCACCTAAGTTAATAGCATTATCTCTATCAGCACCACTAGAATTACATGGTTGTATATCATCTGTAGCAGCTTGGTCAAAACGTATACCTACATTGCCAGCATCTGCAATAAATAAAGTACTTACTGAAGAATCTCCAAGTGCACTACCAATACTTCCAACTGGTGTACCATCTTTATTAAATTCAATAATATTACCATCGTTAGTTTTACGATTAAAAATACCAACCGCACCACTACTACGAGACATTGATATATAACCAGTAGCACCTATAGCTGTACCTGCAACGTCTGCACCAGCAGGATCAACATTAGTAGTACCCACCAACAGATTGCCATCTTGGTCTAAAACAGCTTCGGTAGTACCATTAACTGTAAAGTAAATAGAACCTTGTGAACCTGTAGGTGTATTAGCACCTTTTAGAGTACCTATACGAGCAATTTTTGAACTGCTTATCATATCCATAAAGGTACGATATGTTCCTGTATTAAAGTTAGATGATTGATTGCTTGTATTTATAGAGCCATTTACTTCAAACTTTTCTGTTAGTGATGTAAGCCCAATACCAACATTATTTGAGGTATCTATAGTAAAACTAGGTGTAGATAAATCATCGTTTGTTCCATCTATTCTAAAATCTGTTCCTGTGACTCCAAGTGCAAACTTTTTAACACCTAGTCTTTCTAGTTTTATATTTGATAAAGTTGCGTCTGATATATGTAGCTTAGCATCTAAACTATCTTCACCTATACCAACTCTATTAGCTGATACATCAACAAATAAAGTATCAGTATCAATAGCCAAATCACCACTAGATGTTATTGCACCACTAGAGATAGTTCCTGAAAAACTGTGTCCTGTAGAAGTAGCTTGTATTCTTTGGTCAAAATCTTCACTAGTGCTATCTTTAAAATCAATATAAGCACCACCAGCTGTTCTGGTAATCTCAATATTTCCATCTGTGCCAATTTGTATTACATTTCCACCACTATTTGCTGTTATTGATGATGTACTTGTAATTGCACCACTACTGATAGTTCCTATGTTGGTTAGGTTGCGAGAGGAGTCTATTACAGTAGTCGTACCAATTTGAAGATTCCCATTATAAACACTTACATTTGTTGCTTGACCGTCTCGTCCAAACCAAACAGTTGATGCCTCATCTGAAGGAAAAATATTTAATCCACTAGTCCATGAATAAAATCTCCAATCATCTCCAGCATCGTCTGTTCTCATAAGTCTGAGCTGATTTAAATCACTTGTAGCAGTAATAGCACCACTACTGATAGTTCCTATATTGCTTAAATTACCTGAACTATCTATTCTAGTAGTACCACCTGTTTTTAAATTACCTGTGACATCTATAAAAGGTGTTCCTCTACCATCCATAACAACAACTGAAGTACCACTTGAATTTCTAGCATTTATAACACCACCAGTTGAAGTTGGTGACAATGAAATATTATTAGTTCCACTATATTGAACTTGTAGAGCAGCGCTAGTAGTTATAGCACCACTAGAGATAGTACCTGCATTATTAATATTATTGGAGTTCATATCCAAGTTAGCATTAGTAATGTCTATATCTTGTGTTCCTGAACCTGACTGTAATGTAATTCTTGTAGTTTCACCTCCGCCAGTACCATTATTGGACATCAAAACTAAATCACCATCAGTATGTCTATTAGTGACATAGTGATGATCTGATTGTTCATAAATAAATTTCCTTGCTACTGTGTCTGTGCCTGTACCTGTAAAATCTATAGATTTAGCATTTCCACCACCCATTGATATAGATGTTCCTACTCTGACGACTTGAGAAGAAATAAGATCTCTAGCAGCGGTATAATCACCATCTAAAGTAAAAGTATGTTTTGCACTTTCAGAATTATCTTCAAAAGTTAAGGAATTTGGTGAAGTTCTATAATAAATTCTAAAATTAGGATTATTTTCTGTATCGCCAAACTCTAAACCAAAAGGACCGCCTGTTCCTGTAAATTTAATCTGTGTACTATCTGATGAAAGTGTTATATCTCCTGAAGTTGTAATTGCACCACTAGAGATAGTTCCTATATTTGTTAAGTTTCTTGAACTTGAAATAACTTCTGTGCCATTTATATCAAGTCCGCCATTTCTAATATCTATACCACCTGCATCTATTCTTGCTTCTTCTACATTAGCAACATAAAAAGCATGACGACCACTTGAACTACCTGATGAATGATACTGCAAGTCATAAGCAGGACCGCTAGTAAACCCTTGTCTAGTAGTGCTATCGTTAAATAAATAAAGTTTTAGTGAAGCATCTGTGTAGCCACTAGAATAGTCATTATTGAAAAATATTCTTTTTGGTGTAGCTGTTGATTGTTGGGCTACATCATTACCGACTGTAAGATCAGTTGTAAAAAGTCCAATCGCATCATTAGTAGTTTTAAAAGTTGATGTATTTACTGTTATATGCCCACTAGAGATAGTTTTTGTTGTGCTAATGTTTCCTGAACTATCAAACATTTGTGCTGATTGAATATCAATAGTTCCATCTGAATTTAATTGCAGAATATTATCGTAAGTTGTAAAACCTGCACCACCAGAAAGAGAAACATCAAATCTTAAATTGCCTGAATCTAAAGGCATTCTCCAATATTGTCCGTTTCCAGTATTTCCTGATTCAACAAACTTTAGAGGTACTGCGGCATCAGTAATTGTTATAGTACCACTAGAGATAGTTCCTATATTGGACATATTCCTAGCAGAACTAATAACCTGAACTCCATTTATTTCTAAATTACCACTTACATTTATATCACTTCCGTCAATATAAACTCTTCCATAACCTATAGAGCCAAGTACTAATCTTTGACTTGAACTAACTACAAAGTCATCAGCATCTCCACCAACAACAGAAGAATTATCTCCTATATATCCTGTAAAAGTTCCATCAGTTATGCTAATTCTATCGCCATTGTAGGTAAGATTTGCTTCTGCATTTATAGTTGTAGAACCACTTGCAGTTAATATTCTATTATCAGCAAAGTTAGTTATAGAGGTTATTAAACCTGTATCATTTCCCCATTCTAAAGTTGTTCCTGAAGATGGTACTTTTAAAACTTGACCTGCTGAACCTATGCTGTTGGGTATAGTAAAAGCACTATTGGAGATAGTTCCTATGTTTACAAGATTGCCTGAACTAGTAATAAGTTCTGTAGAACCCATGTATAAGCTACCAGTAAGAATTCTTACATTACCACTAGCACCAATAAGCATCCTAGCGGTTGGTGCTACACCTTTAGTTCTTCTACCTGTTGGGTTATCAGTACCACCACCACCAGTAGCAAATACTAAACCACCTTGATATCCTGAACCACCTTCAGGGTCACCAACTCCAATAATATGTGCCGCAGACCAACTATCACCTGATGAATTATTTATTCTTAAATCAATTAATGAACCTGATAAACCTAATACTGAGTGTTTAATTCCACCATGTCTTCTTTCAATAACTATATCTGCTAAATCAGAACCATAAGCTAAAGCATTAGAAGAATTAAAACTTGTTTGTGTAGTTGTGGTTTTAGAATCATACATAACCCCTGAGTAATCTACACTTGCTAAATTATTTGCTATAGATGATGCATTAATAAAATTTCTTGAGGAGTCTATTACAGTATTTCCGTTTATTTCTAAAGCACCACTTAATAAATTAAAATTACCACTAGTATCTAATTCTATTCTTTGTGTACCATTAGACATTAGTCTAAATGGGTGATTTGTACTTGTTCCTATTAATCCTCTAGCAGATTGAGATTGTATTGCTACAGTTGAACCGCTTGTTCTAGCGACTGTTATTTGACCATTTCCACCACTTGCACCTGTGACATCTATATTTGCACTAGTAATAGCACCACTAGTATTAATAGAAACACTAGGTGTTGTACTTGTAGCTGACTGACCTATATGAAAATCTAAATTACTATGAGTTCTAATATAAGAATCAGCAGTACCACTACCTGTAATACCTATGCGTGTAAAAGAGTCACCATTTTGACCATTACTAATTGATATTTGTCCTGTATCTCCACTTATTTGATCTGAGATACTTACAGAACCTGAACTTACTGATACATCACCACCACCGACTATCAGACCATTTTTTACCTTAAAATCTTTTTGTGTTGCCATTTTCCCAATCCAATGTGCTTAGTTTTATATTACATCATACTTTTATCGCTGATAAGCTAAATTTAAAAGTTGTTGACGCAGACTGGTTAGGGTCAACCAATAATCTTACATTTCCACTTGAAATGTCGGCATCAAAAGTTGCTAATGAGTTTCCTGTAAATATTGTGCCATATTCGGTCATATAAACAGTAGTACCATCGTGTGTTAATAATATTTCTGTTGCATGATAACTTGTTCCTGATGTAGCTTGTACTAAAAGTTTAAATGTTCTGTAGGTAGATGCACTACCTAATGTTCTGCTTGTTTCTACTGCACTTGTAGTTGTTAGATTACTTATTTCTATACCAATAGCTACATTTGAACCAACATTAAACTCTGAAAATGTTGCTGATGTGCCTTGTGTACCTTGAATACTATCTTGAAAAGTTGATACACCTTGAACTGTAAGTTCATCACCAACATCTAGATTATTTCCTATATTTGCATTTCCTGAAAGGTGAAGGTCTTTGAATGCAGCACCACTAACTCCTAAATCTATAGTTCCGTTAGTTGCTGAGCCACCTGTAGAATTTGCACCTAAATCCCAAGGAACTAATCCTGTGCCAGTATCAAATCTTATACCTACATCATCATCACCTATGGTTAAGTCACCAAAGATAGTACCAATACTTCCAACTGTTGTATCATCTTTTCTAATAGAAATTACTTCGCCATCTGATGTTGCTCTATTAAATAAAGCAACTATGCCACCATCTCTTTTAGCACTAATATTTCCATTGCTATTCAAACTAACACCAACTGTGTTTGGTGATTGCGAAGTTTGCCCTACCAACAGATTGCCTGAATCATCAAAAATAACTGAAGCTGTAGTGCTACCACTATTATAAAAACCTAAATCTCCATCAACATCTAAACCAAACTGCCATGATTCAGCACCTGATGCTTCTTCTATTGAGATAGCATGGTCATTAGTTCCTGATTTAACAGCCAAAGGAAAGTTTGTAGAACTTTCAATACTTCCAATTTCAAGTGATTCAGCACTAGCATCCCAAAAGAACTTAGCTGTAGTTCCTGTGTCTTCGTAGAAGGATATGTCTCCGTTTAATGATATTTTTTGCCTTAATTTATTTGCATTATAAAATTCTAAATTTTCTGCACCTAAGTTATAGATTATAAAATCATTTGAACCATCATTTTTTATACCTATATCCCAAGGTTGTGTAGATGAAGTGCCATCATTTAATCTAATTTGAGAACCATTAACATTAGTGTTAAATGTTGCTACTGTTGAAGCTGTACCATCAACAGTCAAACCTGTACTTGTGATTGCACCTGATGAGATAGTTCCTATGTTGGTAAGATTTCTTGAGGAGTCTATTACAGTAGTATTTCCAATCTGCAAACCTGCTTCAAGTATGCTTAAATTACCATCACCTTTAACATGAACTCGCGGTCCATAAGCTGTTCCATTAAATCCACCAAGTTTTACACCTGAATAATCTGATAAAGCTAAATGTGCTGATTCTCTAAAGATGACTGGTGCAGTCCAAGATATATCAGTACCACCACTACCGAACTCTATATAATCGCCTTTGTCTGTAAATACTAATTTTCCTGATGAAGATATTTGTCCACTATTTGTTATAGTTCCAATATTAGATAAGTTTCTTGACTGATTTAATATAGTAGTTCCACCAACTGAAATATTTCCGCTAATATCTATGCCAAATCTTTCTTGATATGAATTACTACCTGTTGAGAAAAATACACCCTCATAGCCATTAATTGATAAGCCATCAGCAGAGCCATCATCATTTCTTGACCTTGCTATAATTGATAAGTTGTATTTGTTTGAGCTTTGAAAACCTTCTCTAAAAAATATACCACCACCCTCTTGTGAAGTGCTATAGGCATCAAGCATTATTTCTGAACCTGTTGTTGTTAGGGATAAGTTTCCTGTGCTTGTTATAACACCACTAGATATAGTTCCTATGTTAGTAAGATTACGAGATGAATCTATTACTGTTGTTCCATTTATAGCAAAAACTGAGCCATTTCTTGCGTTTATGCTAGTAGCACTAATTGTGGCATTAATGGTAGCACCACCACCCGCAGGTCTAAAATGGTGAGAATTATTATCGTAATAATTGCCTCTATCTCCTGAATCTCCCATATATAAAGTACTGGCATTTTCAGGATTTTTTAAGATTGTATAAGTTGGATGATCTAAGTCTATTATTTCACCAGTAGCGTTATTAATCCCTGTACTTGTTATAGCACCACTAGAAATAGTTCCTACAGTTATATTTGGACTACCCGATAAACCTATAGCGGTTATACCTAACGCATTTATTTCTGCTTGTGTTTGATCTGTTGTAGCACCTGCTTCTATGCCATCAAGTTTACTTCCATCTGTAGCTACATCTCTACCATCTACAGTTCCTGAAACAACTATGTTTCCTGTGACGTCTATGCCTGTTGAGGTTGTGGCTAGTTTTGTATTTCCATTATGATAAAGTGTGACTGCTCCTGACTGGTTAGCAATTATCATATTGTATGTATCACCTGTATTTCTAACTCTAAAGAAATTAGTTTTAATTCTTAAATCGCCAGTCCCCTGATCATCTAAATATGAATGTGTGCCATCATGGTAGATTTGTAAATCTGAACCCGCACCAAACTGAGCTTTTATATTGTCAGTAAAATTAAGATCATGCGAAAAGTTAAAGCTATCATTACTTGTATTCCAAGTTAAGGTAGCATCTTCTGTAGAACTTACAGCATCTTGAATGGTAATACCTGAACCATTAGCGGAAGCTGATGAATCACCTGTAGAATAATTTAATGTTATATTCTTATCAGCTACATCAAGATTAGTAGTATCTATAGTTGTAGTAGTACCTTGAACATCAAGATCACCTTGAATAACTATATCATCAGAGAAAGTTTTATCACCTGCTATAGTTTGTGTACCTGATGTTCTAACAACTGTACTATCTACCAATAAAGAACCACTTGAGGTTATTGCACTACCTGTTGATGTTTGCAAACCATCACCAGCATCAATGCTTGTGACTGTACCTGTTCCTGCACCTGTTCCTGTAGATGATTGTTGTATAGCAAACGCTATAGCAAAAACATCTTCTCCATCACTATCTGCCCATACATTAGTCGTGACTTCAGGAGTGACTCTTAGTCTAAATTGATAATAAACACCATTACTTAGTGAAACTGATGCATCAGGGTCAGCATCTAGTTCATAGAAAAATCCATTAGGAATACTATAAACACTTGTAATACCTTCATAAGCATCACCAAAGTCTGTCCAGCTTCCACTTGGTAATGCTTTATATTGAAATTGAAAATTTGCTATTAGTGATTGATTTGTATAAGTTTGACTACCTTGTTGTGCATATCCATGAACCATACTGGTACGAATACTAATACTTTGTCCATTACTTAGATAACCATTTCCACCACTACCTAATAATTCAAAATTTGTTGCTACTCCATTGTAGTAAGTGCCAGTAGAAGTAGAATCATAATTATCATAAAAACCATTTTGTGTTGGTGCAGTTCTTGCATCTATTTCATTCCATACTTCTTGATTTATACTTGCAACAGTCACAGTTCCTGCTGTTAATGAGGTTGCTCTTACTTCACCATGTATACCTGCATTACCTGTGACAATTAGATTTCCTGTTTCTAGATCACCAGTCACATTGGCATTAGTAGCAGTTAATTCACCTGCTCTTGTGACTCTAAATGGTGCTGAACTAAAAGTATTATTACCAAGATGTATACCATCTGCTGTGCTTAATGAAACTCTTGTTGTATTACTTCCTGCAGTTAAAGTAGTAGAACCTAATGTAAAACCACCTATAGTTCCTGATATCGCAGTTATAGAACCTGCAGAACTTACTATAAAATTACCTGAACCTAAATTTATTGATGAGGAAGAGCCATTAATAGCAATCCCTGAACTATTTATAGTGACATCACCACCACTAATAGTGACATTAGCCGCATTTAAAGTACCAGTATCTATATCATTAGCACTTATAGAACCAAATACACCTGATGCAGAAGTAAGTGTACCTGCTTCAATTCTATCTGCATTAATATCTCCTGCTATTATTTTTGCACCTGCTATACTTCCATCAACAACTAAATCACCTGTTGTAAAGTTAGTAATCTCTACAAAAGAACCACCACTACCTGCTGTTCCTGAATACTTATATGCTTTAGATACTTTAGGACTTGCACTAGTATTTACCATGATTAAAATGTCATCTTCTATAGGCAATCTTCCATGTGCTGTATTAAAAGCTGAATCACTTAGTGCTGTAGTTGTAGAACCTTCTACATGAAAATATCCTGAAAAAATGCCTTCAATATCAGTTGCTTCTACTTTAGTGAATGAACCACTTGCTTGACTTGATGCAGTTGAAACTTTGTCAAAGAAACTTACAGCTTTAACTTTAAAATAATAAGTAGTACCTGCTACTAATCCATCATCTATACCAAAAGATACTTTTTGAGAAACACTTGGTACACCTGCAATAGTTCTTACTAAATTTGTATTATCATCAGGTGTAAATCCACTAGAAGTTGATCTATAGATTTGTATGTCTCTTAAATCACTATTACTAGGGTTAGTCCATGATAAACCTATAGATAATGGTTTGCCTGTTGTAGCTGATAAAGAGGTGGGTGCAGATGGTGTTGTTATACCTGAATCAGAATTAGTATTTATTGTGACTTCGCTAGTATAAGAACTAAAAACATTATTATTTGAAAAATGTCTAGCTACTATGTAATAAGTTGTATTTGGTTTTACATTATTAATTATTTCTTTAGCGACACCTTTACCTGTAATTACACTACCAGTATATGTACCTGATGATGTTCCATATAAAATTTCTGTACCTTGTATATTGTCATCAGCGATATTTGTCCATTCAACATTAAGATCATAACCAGTATTAATTAAAGTAGCTGATACACTTAAACCTGTTGGAGCAGATACGCTAAAATCCCCTGTAGAAACGCTTGAGCCTTCGTCTATGGGGTTTTCATAATCACTTGTTGCAAAGGTATAGACTGCATTTTGAATCTCTTTAAGGGCAAGTCTTGTAGCTAAAACTTGTACGCCATCATCTTCAATAATTTCAAGATTTGTGCTTAAAACTTCAAAAACTTTATTGGTATATCCTAATCTAGAATTATTTACATAAACCCAATCAAAAGGTTGGAGTTGCATATAAGCAATATTACAAAGTATAGAAATACTAGTTTGTTGTCTTGTATGTAATAAAGCTATATTTCCTAATCTTTCTGCCATAGAAACAGAATCAGTAAATGGTAGCTGTAGTTCTAATATTTTTTCGTAATTAGCACTTGATTCGCCTGTAGGTGTATCTTCACTTAAATATGTATTACTAGTGTCAGGGTTATTAGGTGTTAATGTAGGTGTATCTGTTGCTACATAATTATTATTTGCATCAATGTATATAGATTTAACTTTATTAAAAGTTTCACCTGAAGTTTGTTTTGTTTGTACTTGTATTGGTTGTAGTAAGTTATCATCATTAATAGTCATTTGTGGTGATACAGTAGCACCTGCAAACATTACAAATTTACCATTAATGTAAGATAGTTTACCTGCACAAGAACTTAATAATCCTTCTAAAACACCAGTTCCATCAGCAGTCATGTTAGTGAAACCATTAGCGGTATATGCAGGTTCTTTAAAAGTTAAATTTGTACCACTACTTAATGTTTGTGCTGTACTTAATTTAATTTGGTTTTGTGTTCTTCTAAGAACTATGGGACTTCCTGATATACCTGTTCCTGAGACTATATGACCTACTTCTATTAATGTATTACTAGGTAATGCAACCAAGTCTACAAATTGTGAACTTGATGTAGAACCACTTGTAATAGCTGGTACTACAGTATTTTGAGTTTCACAAGTATTAGCGGCAGTTTTAAAAGAACCTAAACTAAGATCAGCTAAAAATTCATCAGATGTAGCTTTTAAACCATATGTAGTGTTAGTTATATAATCTAATACACATAATGCAGGGTTATTAGACCATGCATAAGTAGATTCATCTCCAAAAATATGTCCTGATTCTCTAGGGTCATAAACTTTTTTACCTTTAATAATAAAAGCCATATTTGGTATACCACCACCAAATGCTTCTGAATCAAAAACCATCTGTATAAATACATAAGCAACATCTGTAAATTTATCTAGACCACTAAGTGATGAATTGCTTGTGACATCTGAATCTGCTGTAGTTTGCGAACCATCTTTAAATTTATATCTTAATAAAGTTCCACTACCAAAAGCATTGTCATTATCTGAATTAAAAAATTTAGAATTAGTTGCCGCTTGAAAATTACCTGATGCTGTTGTAGTTAAAAGAGTATCATTAATTAAAACACCATCTAAACTTTCTATCTCGTGTCCTGCGAGAACAACGACCATAGACAAAATACTATTATCTGTTCCTGATGTTTCAATATGTGTGATAGTTCCACCAACTCTACATTGACCATAAACAATCTGTCTTGGTGCTGTTGCATTCCTTGTAGAAACTTTAGTTCCAAAATTATCTCTTGATGCTTCAACACCTTTAGAAAGTAATCCACCTACTAAAGTTGATACTGCAGTTAAACCTGCGTATGCTAAAAGTGCCGCTCCTTCAATTATTTTAAAATAAACTAGCCCATATCCTAGTGTTGCTACAAGTACGAATACTTTTAAAGCATTTTCTACATGTTTAGCCATCTATCCTCCATGCAGATAAAATATTTGCATTTTTTACAACACCTAATTTATTGTCAGTAGGGGTTAGAACAAAATTACCATCATATATACCAACTAATTGTGATTCTTCTTTATAAACTACAAGATCACCAATTTGTAAATGATCTAAGTCTATTTCTAGTAGGTTCTTTTTTTTACTTGCTTTTTTAATAGAGTTTTTAAGCGTACCACCATAATCTTTTATAGATTTAAGTGCTTCTTCTTCATTTTTCCAACTTAATTCTTTTGGTATTAAATCTTCTCCAGTCATAGCTTTTATACAAGCATTAGCAAATTTACAACAATCCCATGAACCCCATGCAAAACCTTTAAATTTATTTTCATCAATAAATTTATGAAATTCTATTTGCCAGTCTAATTTCTTTTTCATTACTTATGTTTCTCTGTAATTCCATCATTAACATCTCTTTTGTTATGAACAAGTATGTCATTAGCAAAATAAGAATTGTGTTGGTATATATTTAATAAGTTATAAGTTTTAATAGCTGTTTTATGATTTTTGTGTACTAATTTTTTAACTTTTACTTTTTCATTGTTTGCAAGTAATAAAGTGTCATTTATTTCTAATTGCATGACATCAATTGCATGGTGTTCTTTTGTTAAACTAGGGTCAACACTAGCCCAACCTTTTTCAAGCGTATATATAGGGTGACATGGTGTTGTATGTATGTTTTTATGTTTGTTTTTAATAATAACTGTTTCTGTATTACTAGTTTCATGCAAACCTAAGACACTTGATTTTATAAATAGTTTTTTATTAATATCATAAGTATAAATTTCATCATAAAGTTTTACATCTTCAATATTTTTATAAGACTTATTTCCCATAAGTATTTGAGTTCCTGAAATAAAACATCCACCACCACCACTACTACCACCTTTGGTAGAACTAGAACCCCATATGATTTCTTTATCTTGTAAAGACTGAACACGATTAAAACAAGTATCACCTGTAGCTACGAACTCCTGTGATGCTTTTGTATATCTAAGGTTAGATGGTCTTTGTAAATCTATTAATCTATTTTCAGCATCAACAGTAATAGTAGAACCATTAGGGTCATCATTAATTGTCATAGATTGCATACGACCTTTAAATAAAGTCATAGCACCTGCAACAGTATCTGTGCCACCTTGTAAATAACCTAGATAAACTGTAATAAATCTATTTTGATAATTTTCTGTTAATGCTAAATCTAAAATTGTTTCATCCATACCTGCTAGGGTGACTGATAAACCACTTGATTTAAGTTCTAATGTATCTTCAATATTAGAAATAGATAGTAATGTTCCTGCACCTAGATAAGTATTACCACCTATACTTAAATTATAATCTCCTGACCATAAATATATAGTACCTGTATCAAACTCCGCTTTGACTGCTAAAAATAGTTGTTGATTATCTTTTTCAAGATAGTTAGTGATATTGCTATCTATACCACCTCTATTAGACATTTAAACTACCTCAATACATGCAAAAGACATTCCGTAATTAGATATATTATCTGCATCCCAATCCACATCTTTTGAAGTTAATCTAAATAGTCCTTTTGGACTTGCAAACCTTACTAAATCATTTTCTGTAATAGCTGTTCTTAGCTTAGGTTGTATTTTTACACCATAAGTATCTTCTCCACTATTAACATTTAAAGTAGCATCTTCTGTGACCATTACATATTGCACAGGATTAGCACCTGCTGTAGAACTAGATGTTATTTGTAAATAGTCACCTTTTTTTATAGTACCTGTAGCACTATTAGAGTTTGATGCTAAATTTAAACCTGTAGCACCCTTTTGATTTGATTTCACATTACAAGCTGTTTTGTTAATTTCAGTCACTAAAGTACCTGATTCAGGTTCTACTACAACTGTATAATCATTCGTTATACTTGTAATTTTATGCATACCTACATTTTCAGGTTCTTCTATATTTGCACCTGTGACTGTAAAAAAGTCTCCTACTAAAGCATTAGCAAATGGTGTTGTATCACTTGGTGCTGATATGACACTTGTTGTTGAATTAAAACTAAGTGTTATGTTTGTCGTATTAATTCTATTTTTTGCTTTTAAATCATCTGCATCATATGTGCCTTGATTAGTTAAAGCATCAGGGTCTGCAAATTTAAAATGATTTACTGAACCATTTAACTCTAATAAAAATGATTGCCAATTTTTAGCAACATCTCTACGCATAGGTGGAAGTGTCACAGTAGCTTCCCAAAAAACACCATCATATTCTTGGGTTCTTATTTTTCCTGTATATGGTGATGCAACTGAACCAATAGTTCTTACTAATTTAAAATTACTCCTAACAAAGTTAGGTGTATTAGGCATTGTTATTATCTTAGCCACCTACTAAACTCCTTCTAAAACTACCACCTCTCATAGCTGATTCTTGTACTGCACCTTTTGTCACTTCAGCTATTTGTGGAAGCATCTTAGTCACTTCTGCTCTAACTGTTGGAACAACACCTGTAGCAAAGTTTATTGATTGATTTATAACTGTAGTAGCACCACCCATAGCATTTTTACTATTCATATTATTTAAAAGTGTGCCATTAGTGTGTGGTACAAATATTTCAGCACCTCTTTCTCCTACAATTACTGGTTTATTTGGATTTAATTTACCACCACCTGCAAATCGTCCACCTACAACTGGTGTACTAACAGAAGTTTTATCACCACCACCACCTAAATTAATAGTTGGTAGAGCATCAGCACCTGTAAGATTAAAAATACTATTTATAATTTGATTAACTACAGCGAGTTGCATGAATATAGCTATTATTTGTGCAACTAAACTTCTAGCAAAATCTTTAAAACTTTGTAGACCATTTTGCCCATCTAACAAAGCATTAACAAAATCTGTAGTAAAAGCATTAGAACTATTAACTACAGCTTGTTTAAGTTCTTCTCCTAAAACATCTTCTAAATCTTCTGTTGCATCTTTTGTATCTTCTAATGCTTTTTTAAGTTGTGGAAGTGATGTTATACCTAAGACTGCAAATGCATCAGCATTCTCTTCAAGAATTGTTCCTAAATTTTCATTTGCAAAAGCATATTTATCTGTTTCTTTAATAGATGACTTAATTTTATTTAAAACAAAATTAAAAGCGTTGTTTAGTTTTTGTTGTTCTACAGTTAATTTTTCTGTTGTATCAGCATTATCTTCTTGTTGATTTTGTAAATCTTCAAATGCAAGTCTTAATTGTTTAGGTGTAGTAATACCTTCAGTAGCTAAATATTCTATATTGTCTTTGAAAATTTGATCATATCTTTCAATAGCATGTGTAAGTGTTTCAGTGTCTCCTTTTTGATCATTAATAGATTTTTTTAAAAGATTCATTGCACTAACATCTTGACCTTTTAGTTTTAATCCTTTTATTTTTTCTGCGTTATATTCTTTTTCAGACCTTGTAGCATTATCTAAATTTTCTTTTTCTACTTCTAATTGATTATTTAAGTTTTCTATTAAGTTTGCGGCTTCTTCAGAAGATAAACCTGCATTTGTTGTCAATATGATTAATTTTTTAAGCATGTCTACAGACATTTGTGCTGATGGAGAATTTACATAACTTGTAAATGCCTTATTTAAAATTCCACCACTATCTTCTGCTATGCCAGTTAGATTTCTTATTTCATCTTGTATTGCTTGTATATTTTCTTTCGCGGCTCTTGCTCTTTCATCTTGCATACCTTGAAAGTCCATATCTGATGTAAGTTGTGGTGCTTCTAAAGTTATTCCTAAACCTTCTCCACGAATCCTAGCCATTGCAGTAGCTAAACCATTTACAAAAGTTGTGACATTATCTACAAGACCTTTAAAAAATTCACCTACACCACTTTTATATATTTCATCACCTAGCTTTTTAAAAGCAATTTGCATGTTGGATATACTTATAGATAAGTTATCCATTTTAGCAACCATAGCACCACCAAACTGTGTTTCTAACACATTAACTAGAGACTCTGTTATGACTTGCGCACCCTCTGCTGTTTGACCAAATTCTGTAAGTTCAAGTCTAGATAAACCTAACTCATCTTTTAAACCTGAAAATACATCAATACCTCTATCTGCTAACATATTAAGTTCTTGTAAACCTAAAGCACCTGCTTTAGCTCTTTGAACTACTCTTATCATGGCTTCAAATGCGCCACGCTGATCAACTGCAACAGATGCGGCATCTGCAAAAACTTGCATCATTCTATTCGTTGGGTCTATACCAACAGATCGTAAACTTATAAATGCTTTTGTGACTGTATCAATTTGAAATGGAGTTGTTTCTGAGAATCTAAGTACTCTATCAAAGGCATCATCACCTGCTTCTATAGAACCATATACAGTATCTAAAGAATCTTTTAAATCTTCAAACTCCATTCCTGCTCTTAGAGAAAAAGCAGTAAGTTCTTTAAGACCTATTAAAACTGCACCTATAGCCGCTGGTCCTGCTAATTTTTTTAGACTTCCTGCAAGTGCACCACTTGCACCCCCAACTGCACCAAAAGCTGCACCACCTACAGCACCTGTAGTTTTTAATTTACCTTGAACTTTGTTTAGTTCTTGTTTTAGCTGTTTAGTATCAGCTTCTATACGAACTATAAGTTTATCTATTGGACTAGCCATCAGGATATAACTCCATTAAATTATGTAGGTCATCTTTAGTCATTGGGGTTTCTTTTTCACCACCATTAAATTCTTTAAATCCATCTATAGCCATATAGATTTCAATAGGACTAGATTGCCAAAAATTACTAGGAGACATACCCATCATGCCCACGCAAATTGAAAAAAAGCGTTTAATGGGTAGGGAATCATCTACTATTCCCCCTTTTCTAACTTTCCCTCGTCTGTTTCTTCCTCTGAATCATCAGTTAAGGATTGTGCAATCAAATTAGCAACTATGGCGGTAGCATTAACAATTCCTGCTTCTTGTACTAATTTAATTACGTCTTTTCTTTGAAGATCATTACCACCACCTCTTAGTGCAGGTAATAAAACATTTATAACATCAGTCAATCTAATGTCAGCTTCTGCCATTTTTGTAGCAAGTTTAATAATACCACAATTACAGGCATCTTCTATTTGCATTATTGCATCAATACTTAATCTAGCTTTGTAATCTTTACCTGCTAAATTTACTGTGGTTTCACCCTTTAGTTTGTTTGTCATCTGACTTTTTCTCCTTTGGTTTAGGTTTACTTGCACCTGCAAGTTTTATATGAACTATGTTATCTCTAAAATCTTCAACAGAAGATACTATCTTTCTATCTTTTCCATTAACATTTATGGTATCGCCAAGTTTATATAAATTTGTTAAAACAAGAACATCTGTTCCAAGTTGCAACATACCATTAACTGTTTCACCATCAATTTTGACTTCTACTTTATTCCAAGCCATGATTAGATTGTTATAGTACTACTAAATGCTATTGCACCTGATGATTCTAAAGTGACTGAGTAAGTGACTTCACCATTGTATTCACCTGCATATTCAAGTGATGCAACCATAAAAGCACCCACATACTGACCAAAGTCAGGTAATACAATACCAAAATTAGTAAATGTAGAAGCATTCATTAAACTTCTTAATGTTTCTTCACTAGCAAGATCAGTAAACACTCCTGAACCTGAAATACTCATAGAATGTATTCCACCATCAGCTAAAAGTGTTCTATTACCACTACTATCTTTATTTGTTATATCAACTGCTTCATCATTTAAAGTTATTGATGTTGATCTAAGACCACCAATAGTTGTAAATGCTTCAGGTGATGCTCCATCTCCAACTTTAAGTAAGAGAGCTGAACCTTTTTGTGCCGCCATAATTTTCTCCTATAAAATTAGCTTGTTCCTAATATTATTGCACGAAATCTCATGACTCCATGTCTTGTCACACCATCTGGGTCTCTTAGTATATCACTAAACTCAAATCTTAGATTTATAAGATTAAATCCTGATACACTTAAACTACTATCATGCAATAAAGTATGGATTCTGTCCATAATTTCCTTTGTTTCTTTTGCACCTTTGTATTGTGACCATATATGTATATTTAAGGTTGTTTCTCCACCATCAGCATTTTTTGTTCCATAATCTATAGTTGTTTCTTCTCCTAATGAAACAAAAGGATAACTTGCACCTTCTAAAACTTCATCATACACACCTGCACCTAAAGTAGATGTTAAAGTGTTATCACTAGATAAAGTGCTATATATAGTACTCTGTAAGGCAAATTGACCTATACTCATTTCAATATACCTTTTTTAAACATAGCTTGTATTTTTCTTTTATTTTTTTGTAAAGCAGGTTGCATAAATGGTCTTTCAGTCATATTAGTTGTGCCATACTCTAAATGTTTTGAATAAGGTGCAGAAGATATTATTTGACCTACTACACTTCCATCTGCTTTAACATCTACATCCATAGTTATATTGCTAACTAAAAAACCTGTATCACTTGCAGGTGGTTGATTTGGTGCTGATGCTCTATGTGATCTTCTTGGTTCGTACTTTTCATACATTCTACCTGTACCACCTTTCATAATACTTTCTTTAGCTGTATTTTGAACCATTAGTGTTCCACGAGTCACATATTCTTTAACTTTATTTTTTTTTAATCTATCATTAATTTTTTTATTGAATTCATTTAAATTTTTAATTTTGAATTTTATACTCATACAGCTACTCCTTCTTCACAAAGAAGTTTTAAAAATCTATCTCTTTCATCTACATTTATGATTGCTCTTATATTAAAGAGTTTAGTATCATAACTAATACGAGAAGCGTTAGTAATATCGGTTCTATAACGCACTGTAATCTCATGTGACACGCTTCCTACTACCTTCCCTTGTGCATACACCTCTTTACCTGTTTTGGGTCTTATATCAGCGTAGATTGTGGCAATGTCTGACCACCCTGAACTTATACCACCACCTGCATCTCTAGTTGTGCCTTGTCCTTGTAGTGTGATCGGGTGTCTTAGTTGACCTACTTTGCTCATTATCCAATAGACATGAGTTTAGAACTACCTAAACCACTATAAACCACATAAGGTTCTAATAACC